GGGTTAAACAACGAAATCTAGAATATAATGGAAAAAAAGTGGGAAAATATGGATTCTCATTTGGTAAACGGGTTTCCCCAATTCATTGTGAAATAGTTGACATTACAAAACCGAGTAAAACTATAATTTCTACATACGATCATCAACCACGCCTTTTTGTCGCACAAAAGGTGAAGGAAAAATATTATTTACGTCCATACACAGTTGATGAACTCAAACAAATTCAGGGATTCCCGAAAGACTACGTGATGGAAGGGTCTTTGAAAGATCAAGTAGTCCAGTTGGGAAATGCGGTTCCACCGCCACTTATTCAGAAGATTGTCGAGTCAATCTCTCCCTAAGAATGTTTAGGGGAACTTCATCATCCTCTTCTCGGAGACGGTTGAGGAACCTAGTGGAAAGAAACCAATTAGGACGTGGCCTCGATTTGAAGAATCCAAAGTTTGTTGTAAATTTGAACAATTGACCGTAATCGTAGAGTGACATCATCCCAGACTTTACTGCAACCTCCAAGAGCTTTACCGTAATACGAAACAGTTCCTGGAAGTTGGAGACTTCAGCCGAATTACCCCTGGAGCGCAGTCGCTCCACACAATCACTCAATTCGTCAAGTGCCGTAGAATAATGATCTGGTGTAACATACTCATCGTTTGCAAGCTCACTCGCTTTACAGATATCAACCGAGTGTCCATCAACTCGAAGAAAGATGTAGTAGACATTATCTCCACTTGGAATGGTGTCGTTGAGACAGAAATTACCAGTTCTACCATTGATCTTTTTACCCTCGTAGTCAAAGATACCGTCTACACCAGGATACCTAACACCGCGGATGTCTTTGGAGCGTTGTGAGCCTGCGAAAGATTCGATCGTCCCGCCCTCTTTCAGGATGGCCTTTATGAAATGATCGATGTATTTACTCTCAGACTCCTGTGTTTTACCCTTTCGAGTATAAATCTGAGCCCATGGCATATCTCGCTGGATTCGTTTGCGGAGGCTATCGTTTACCTCATCGATTGTTCGACGCCCCGATGTTGTGGGTCCGCGGAAGTTGGGCATTGTTGTAAAATGGATAGGTTCCATCTTGTTGAATTTTTTGAATAACTTATTGGTATATTGACTACGACTTAGGTGTCTGAGCATTACTATCACATGGAAAATAACCACAAAAACCACAAAAACCACAAAACATAAAAAAAGTAAATTTACTTAAAGATTAAAAACATTGTTTTATAAAGTAAAAAAAAAGATGTTTCATGATAACACTCAACAAGATGTTTCGGATTTGTTCCGAAATTACGAGTCGCATGGGACGACGGATCCCGGTGATCGGACGATCTCGTCTTCAAGAGTCCAGCTTTGTGGTATATGTAGACAACCTGGACATAATCGAGCGAGATGTCCACAGAGAAGGACTCAGACGGAAACTTCTACTGAATCCATCATCGATATAGATGATCCGCAATTAAAATTTAAAATTGCTGAAAGAAAAGCACGTATAACCGCAGTAAGAGAAAATGAAACGCGCATCGCGCGCGAAGCACAAGAAAAACATAGAAAACTTCAATTGCTATACGATAAAAAAAGTCCTGACAATCGTCAAGAACCAGAATATTATGGGTCTTGGCATGATAATCAAGATGCGACGTCTGAAAAAATTTTAGAAGTTATTCATGCTAGCACCGATGATGGAGATTCACTGGGTAAAGTTAAGAGTCATAATTTATGCACGGCGTCATGTGGTTCTGGTAAAACTGAATTAGTTGATGCGCTAGCATATAAGATACAGACTTCGAAAAAGCCAATCTTCGAAAATAGATCTAGAGAAAACATGTTTCTCAAGACTGGTTACTCTAGTAAAGATTTTGTACCTGATATGAAAAAGGCTTTAAAATATATAGACAAGGATAATATTTACCACCTAAATGACTTAATAAGTAAAAAGGAATCATTCGTTAAACGAATTGAAAATGAACCCGAATTACTTGATAATGCTATATTTTTCATAGATGAAGCACGTTTGGTTGTCGAACTTGGACGCACACTTGGTAAATTATTTGGTATGCTTGGTTTGACACAAGAAAATATTAAGAAACTTAACATACTGTTTTTTTACATTGATGCAACTCCCCAAGATGTAGAAATAATGTTTAATAAGGAGTTGTTCGGGTTGGTAGATAAACACATATTGGAACCCGGTGAGAATTATTTTGGAGCAGAAAGGATGCTTAATGGAGAAGAAAACATTAAATTTAACTCTATAGAAGCTAATAGTAATAACGACATTTTATCTATAGCTGGTCGATATGAAATGGTAGAAAGAATAAAACAACGCGGTAATGGTAATAGCGTCTTTCGTATACCTAATGCTGGTCGACGGTCACGTGTGGCTAGAGAAGAATTTAAACGTCTCCTCGAAGATAAGGGTATTAAAGTATATATAGATGCTTCTGGAAAGGAAAACGAAGCTGATTGGCTTGTAGATGAACAAGGTAATGAGCGTATTAAATTTGATGACGCAATTATAAAAGATTATGGTAAACCTGTCGTATTTATCATAATACAGAAATATTTGTGTTCCAAACGATTTAGATTCAATAAGACTCACAAAATTATGTACGATACAATGTATTCTGGTAAACCAGATAATTTAAGTACACAGGGTATATTATCAAGATTTTGGGGTTATTACACTCCTAAAGAGATGGGTGAACTAAATATAGACTGTTATGGTTGTAAAGAGCATTTCGAAAGATATATCTATTACGTTGATACCGAAAACATTCCAAATGGTTACGTGAGTAATAAATTGGATAGTCAAAATCAGTATCCAAGGAAACCTATGTATCATAATAACACGATCGCGTCCTTAGATAACATTCATCACACGACTGACGTAAAACGACATTATGAGAATGGTAAAACTATTTATGGCAGTGATTTGGCTGGCGATTATTACAAAAATCATAAAAAGTTAACAGGAGATATTTTAAGTGTGACCCACCCTTGTGAAATCACACGCAATTTTTCTAAAATCGTAGATGAACATCATCAGACGTTCCCAGACGAACCCGATCATCATAATGATAAATCGAATGGTGAATACTTTACCGAACTAGAAGATCTAGAAAAGAGAGTTAACACCATATCAAAATATTTTGGACATACATGGAGGAACTTCACGGGTGGTATATGGAAGCGATCTTCGGAAGAAGAACAACGCGTAAAAGAATGGAAATATGTAAAAAATATTGCTAAAAAAAGGCCATCAAGTACATTGCCACCCAGTCACACGCCATGGATAAACCAAGACAAAACGTTTGCACACCGTGTATATAGTTGGAAATTTGATCCCACTGATGATAACGAGCGTATTAAATTCATGTTACTTTGGAAAGGTAAAGAAATGGGGATTGAACGTTAAATAATCATCGCAAATCCTTATCAGCCGTGTAGTACGTCTTCCCCTTCGTAACAAAACTATGTACCCTCGCGTACCCCCACGCTTGTGGAGAGGCTCCCGGGCGATGCCCGGTTCTCCACGCAGCGAGTCCCCTATTGTAGATGGTCTTCACAGTCTTTAGAGGAATCTTAGTAGCCTTAGCAATTTCAGGGAGGGATTTGGCTCCCGGATACATTTTCCTAAATCTCTGGGTGTAGGAGGAAGTCTTTGTCTTCTGTCCCTTGTCCGTCTTGAATCCTTTATAATCTCTCTTGAGCATCTTCTTGTAACGAGTTTCAACCTCTTTGAGAGTCCCCAACCCCCTGAAGTATTTGAGGGGTGCATAGATTTGACCTTCTGATTTACGCAGTTGCCCCACCTTCTTGGTGATGGCAGCATCAGTGAGAGGCATCTTATTTTTTAGTGATATTTTTTATCACGCAGAATATAAATGGGACGAACGTGTTCTCTGATGATATGTGATAGTACTAGACCTAAACATATTGATTTATTTTTAAACAGTGTATGGGGAAGGTACAATGAACCAGTTAATCTTGAATTAAATACAGTACATTGTAACAATGTGTCTCTAAGAAGGATTCTATCTATGAAGAAGGTACTGGATCATCATAGACCAAATTCTCGTAAATATGTGGAAAGTAGTACGATCATAGTTGGATCGCAATTCGCACGAAGGGTCTTACAAGTTGGACTATTCCTTGTTAGACCTGAGAAACCCGTGTTTATTAAGGTCGCCCCATGAGTTTCTTCACATGCTCCACGAACGTCTCCCCACGATGAGATTCCGGGAACGTTTTGAAGTACAACGTAAATACGTCTGTACCATTTAAATGAACGTGGAGGAGATAAATCAAGAACACCACGACGTTGAATATCGCATCCTCTGTGTTTAAAAGAGACCTCGATGGATCTTTTACATAACTGAGTAATGCAAATAGAATCTCTAAACCAATTATAACTACCCTTTTAGACCAGTGATAATCACTTGTAAATCTAATCGACGTAGTATATGCAGCAACTCCAACTGCTAATAATAGAGGTAATAGAGGAGAGTAGGGATTAAATCCCAAATAGTATGATACGGATAAAGCCCACAACCACCAACTAAACACAAGACTCTTCTTCCTCATCTATCTTCACTTGAGATATTTTATAGCTGACGCGATACTGGAATATATACACTTTCCAAATCTAACGCGCCCTGTCCTAGGATTGTAGTACCCCCTGTGGCCATTGAAGATACATTTGTGAAGTTCACCCATATAAAAAATACAAGATTATAATAATCAGGTGAGATGGGGTTGTCAATAATTATGGGAAATATGTTTTCAGGTAAAACATCTGAACTGATTCGGCGACTTAAGCGTCTAAAAGTTATTGGAAAAGAAATTTTAATCATAAATTCTTCCAAAGATACGAGATCCCCTGATGATGTTCTTAAAACGCACGACAATGTCAAATTTGACTGCTTCAAAACATATGATCTTTTTGATGTCACGGATACTTTGTCGTTTCATGATGCCGATATCATAGCGATAGATGAAGCACAGTTCTTCCCTAGATTGAAGAAGTTCGTTGAGTGCTGTCTTTACTGTGAAAAGAGTGTAATTATAGCAGGTCTCGATGCTGACTCTTTTCAAAGGAAATTTGGTGAAATTCTAGACTGTATACCACTTGCTTGTGACGTCACTAAACTTTCGGCTTTGTGTATGTGCTGTAACGATGGAACTCCTGGACCCTTCACAAAGCGTATGGTGGCTGATAAAACTCTAGAACTCATTGGTGGGAGTGACATGTATAGCGCAGTTTGCCGAAAACACTTATAACTTCAAGACACTGTCAGATATATTACGCGCTATCCTACGAAACCAACCTAATGGGGTCACTGAATCATTCTCATATAATGGAATAATTAAAGATATACGAGTGCACCCATTTTGTTGCTTAGAAACTGAATGTTTAACATCACTGCCATTGTACACCACACCCTTTCCAGCTTTACTCTCGTTAATTTTGACTTTATCGTTACGATCCTTAGTCATGAGATGTGATGTATTACATTCACTTGTGTATATATTACACACATACGTCTTTCTCTTACCATCTGTGAAATTGTTGTCAAAGTGCCAGTCAATGTAGTGACCACTTTTGTTGTACAGTCTCAGAAACCAACAGTATTGTTCATTTTTACAGTCAGCTGCTTTCGTTTTATCACTTCTAATCTTAGATACATATTCATCTACCAATTTGAATACTTGTGGTAATTTTTCTTTGATTGTATCTCGAGTGATCTTGTAACCTTCAACTGCACCTGAGGCAGATTTATTACCATGGTTTTGTGCGATGTGTATGATGTCATTTACATATGGATTTAGACTGTTAGATATTGTACTACAATCCAACTCCTTAAACTTACCACTCTGAGCTGGTTTAAGATATCCATTCCATAAGTTTAGAATAAACGGTAGCAGTATTACGAACAATATGATAAGTATCGTTCTAATCTTCATATAATACAGTGTCATTTTTTTTCAACTCCTAAAATCTTTTTACATCTAGGATGAGTACAACCCGTTTACTGTTCCCAGTTTTGATAACTTCGTGGTATCTTGAGTGATCAAATAGGAAATCTTGACCCTCACGATGGACGTGTGGTCCTCTTTCTGTATACAAAGTACAGTCACCATTTCCAAGTATCGTGAGATGATATCTAAGTAAATGATTTGTTTCAGCTCGGTGAGGTGATAGAGTCATAGGAGCATCCATAACTGCGAACGAAGCCGTAGACTCCTCAATAGAGGGTATCTGTCTAACAAGACTTTTGAGTTTGGGGAACTGATCAAATTTGTATCGGTAGTAGTTATCATTTTTGTCAAACCAAGGATCGACGTCATGATACATAGTCTTCTCTAGAGTTTTTGAAACTTCTTCAAATTCTTCACGTATCTGCTTATAATGTGATTTGATTAACCAGAGACCCCTGAAATTCCAGGGTGAGTACGTGGGTGAATGAGCTATAAAGTCTATAAGAGTATTTCTCATACCCACAAATGGTCTTTTCCAGTTGTGGAAGTATAATCTATCTACAGGCAATTTCATGAAATCGTGACAGATCAATACAAATGGAATTCCAACCAAGTACCACATTATTTTCTCCTTACATAATAAATGCCAGGTTATACCCCAAAAACCTCTATGTATGCCCCCGCCCCCACCACTGAAACTAAGGAGATGAAGGATCGTTTCACGATGCCTGCCATCCCCCAGCTCACCATCGTTCAGATGATCATCGCTGGTGTTATCATCGCGTATGCTTTCACCGCTCGTAAGATTAAGGGTGTCGTTGTCGCGACTCTCGCCCTTACTATTGGTCTGCTGCACATGTATGACCACCTTTACCGTGTGAAGCGTGGCCCTGAGAAGCTCTTCCTCTTCCCCGGTGATGACAAGAAGGAAAACTACTGTGCCACTGGTGCATGTGGTTGCGGTAAGTAAATTATATTTGTAGATATTAAGTATGCGCGTCAGGATTGTTCGCAGCCCCAATTCTAAAAAGAAATTCAGGGCAATTTTAGAAGACGGTAAAACTGTTGATTTTGGTGCAAGAGGTTATTCAGACTACACCAAACACAAGACTCCCTCACGTATGCGTTCCTATGTATTACGTCATGGAGGTCAGATACCTAAACGTATTATAGCAGAGAGAGATCCCAATAGGATTCAGAACCTAATGTTAGACGTCAATCGGAGTGATAAAGAGGATTGGAAAATGAGCGGTATCAACGGGGCCGGTTTTTGGTCACGTTGGTATCTCTGGAGTTTTCCAACTACTGGAGGTGTCAAACGGTTTATGTCTAACAGATTTGGGATACAGATCGTTTAAATTCCTGGAACTTTTCAAAAAAGTGTATAATTAGAACGAGGCGTTTATATAAATCTGAACCTAAATCATATTTAACTAGATCTTCCATGGAATCAAAGTAAATTAGGTCTACATCTTCCAAATCACACATCTTTTTGATGTAATTGTCAATAGTGTAGTGTATGCTATCAAAATTATCACCTTCCCATTCTCTCAAAATCTTCTTAATCTGTTTCAGTTCAAGATGTTTTGAAAGAGTGTTTACCACACACAACTTAGAAATATGTACTAATTTTTTAGATGTCTCACCATCTATTTCACGATACCACATTTCTCTTTTACGAGTACGATTTTTCTCGTCACCTTCTTTTATACTTTCAGAAAAATTGGATATGAGTATCTGTGCGTTCTCAATATTTTCATCGTTCATGATCCAATTATTCGCGAGGTCTTTTAAATTTTTGATGTTTAGGTCTTGTTCCTTTGACTGACAGAAACATCCTAAATCTCTAAATATACCCATGCTATTATCATAGCTATATTTTTTAAGCCTTACGCGTTCGCGGGCTTGTTGTTGGGCTTCGCGTTGTTGTTGGGCTTCTTGTTGCCGTTGTTGGGCTTCGCGTTGTTACCGTTGTTGGGCTTCGCGTTGTTGGCGGACTTGTTGTTACCGTTGTTGGGCTTCGCGTTGTTAGCGGGCTTGTTGTTACCGTTGTTAGCGGGCTTGTTGTTGCCGTTGTTGGCGGGCTTGTTGTTGCCGTTGTTGGCGGGCTTGTTGTTGCCGTTGTTGGGCTTAGCATTGTTGTTGGGCTTGGTGTTGCCGTTGTTGGGCTTGTTGTTGCCGTTGTTGGCGGGCTTGTTGTTGCCGTTGTTGGGCTTAGCATTGTTGTTGGGCTTGGCATTGTTGTTGGGCTTGGCATTGTTGTTGGGCTTGGCATTGTTGTTGGGCTTGGCATTGTTGTTGGGCTTCGCGTTGTTGTTGGGCTTCGCGTTGTTGTTGGGCTTCGCGTTGTTGTTGCCACCGTTCGCAGCACGCGCCTTGTTAATGGCGTCGGTCGCTAATTTGAGGGCAATCTCACGGAGCTTCTTGGCACCATTGTTGAGAGCGTTGTTCGCGGGCTGGTTATTATTAGCCATGATCGTAATATACTAATTAGTAAGATTATTTTTCCTCATCCCCTTTTTTTTCAATACATTTTTCAATTCAGCCATAAGTGCCGCGCGCTTAGTATTTACTGGGGGTTTCCTGGATGGAGGTGGAGGTGGAGGTGGAGGTGGAGGTGGGGGTACACCACCGGGACGCATTGTCATTTGAGGACCCGGGCTCACAATAGTTCTACACACCCGAATAACATGCTGAGCATTCTTGACACTATTTTCAAAATTCAATCTAATTTTCGCGCGGAGTTCCTTAGCAGTTAGTTTGACCCGCTTACCACGGACATCCTTAGTAACTCGCAGACCCGCCTTCTTAGCCTTCTCCTTCAGATCTTTGTACTGCATATTACTATAAACAATTATTTTTTAAAGAATATGAAATATTCTTCACTTCCCTGAGTATTATCAGCAAACTGTTTAATACCTCGTACTGGATTGATGACAGCTCTAGTAAAACCAATGCGTCGACCCATAGCTGAAATATGAGAGGGTGGTAAAAGGTACATACTATGCCCGTTTGTTGTAAGTTTTTTATTGTTAGAATGTTTTTTCATTCCCAATGGTACGTTATTTCCGACATACTTGCTTATATCCCAATCACTAGGCCAATTCGCACTTTTTATAGGGTAAAAAGTTTCATTATACCGTACCCAGTTTGAAAATAAACTACGTGTCCACCACGAACCATATACGAGATTAGGATAAAGTACATTACAGTGTCCCCCTTTATCGGAACGAATAGGTAAGTCTGTGTTTGATGCAGTTTCATCACACCCGTCACATATGTTATTGGGATCTACACCATGAAAAATAAATGTCCCACCGGGCTTGAGCCAATTGTACACATTTTGAATAAACTTTTGAGTTTTACTTGTATATTGCCCGGCGCCATACATACACGCTATAACATCATATGATTGATCTCCCCATGCTTTACGATCAAGATAATTGCCCTGAACTATGCTTATTCCAGGGTTTTTGGAACGTGCCACAGATATTTGATCAATTGATAGATCCATACCAGTTGTAACAGAATCTGGCCATATATCTTTCCACATATTTATGTGATTGCCTGTACCACATCCTAGATCTAAAATTGTCTTAGGTTGAGTGTCAACATTTTTGGAAATATATATCACTTCAGATTTGTATCTCTTTTTATCATACCAAATCGCGTCATATAACTTAGAATAGTCTCCATTATATGTATATTGACATTTGTGATCACATTGTACCCTATAAAAATAAATCAAGCTGAGTAGAACTATGAATATCACAACCATCTACAATCTCACAATAAATATAAAATTTAAAGATAACGAACTTATCAATGATAAGATGAGTGATGTTAATGAACTAAAGGTTATGATTAATCGTGTACTTCTCCCTAGAATACGACAACTTGAGAGCGAGGTTTCATCTTTGAGAAAACATACGTGGCCATATGTACAAGCTCGTAAGGAACATAACGAACTCGATGATATGGAGGCCAAGATACAATTTTTCAAAAATCTAGATGATGAGACAATTAAGGAACTTTTACGTATCAAATC